GCAGGTGCAGAAGGGCAGACTCGGGTGCGTTGATCTTGGTCACCGGATCCGGCGGTATTGGAAGTCCCAGCTTGACGACTTCGCGCGACGATGCACGATAAACCCTAAGTAGAAAACCCGCCCGGGGGATCCCCCGGGCGGGTTTTCGTTGACACACCCAATCACACTCGGGAGAGATATGCTCTCACTCGCACCTAAAGTTTACAAGGCTCAGTTGTCGAAGTCAATAGCTCCTTCGAAGTCGTCGATGTACCTGGCGATCATGTTACCGAACGTCTCGTTGTCCGTAGAGACATAGTGCCTCACCAGCACATCCGGCCCATGACCCATGCGATCGGTGATGAGCTTGGTGGGAACCCCCTTCATGTAGAGGTGCGTCGCGTGGGTGTGGCGGAGATTCCTGGCAAGCACGGGCGTCCGGGCTTCTCCTGCTTCAATCATTGCCTTCATAGCCCGGCGGTGGATACGGCCCCACTGGTCTGGGGTCAGGTACTCGAAGTCTTCCGGAGGCGGGATTTCCTCTTTCGTGGACTTCCGTCTTCTAAGTGCCCGCTCATACTTTCTCTTGGCCGCCATGCAAAGATCGCAACGGCACTTGATCTCCGGGTGATAGTAGGTCAGGTAGTTTCCATGCCAGTACACCCGTCCTGATTTCGTGATAACAGGCCCACGGGCGCGAACCTCTTCTTCATCTATCTCAATGTTTGTCATGTATGAACGGATGTTGAAGAGCCGCGCCGGGAAGAGGATGTCGTTCGGGCCAAGGTTATTTTCTTCAATGTGCGTCTTGATTCTTTCAAGACACTTGGCACCTAAGTGGATCTGGCGGTAGCGATACGTCTTTGTCGGGCCAATAACGTATCTTACCCACCCATTGTCCTTTGAGGGGATCGTCCTCTTCAGCGCCTTGGTTACATTCCAAACCCCCTTTTCAAGGTTGAGATCACTAACTCTGGCCGCACAGATCTCGCTGATACGTGCACCTGTGTTGATGGCGAACAAGGCGAATGTGCGAGAAACATCGTTCGGGAGGTAGGTGAGAAACCGGTTGAACTTTTCTGGGGTGAAGACGGTGATCGGTTTGATGGGGATCTTCCCGGTCCGAATACCGGATGCGGGATTGCTCGTCACAATCTCGAAGAGACTGGCTTCGCGGAACATCGCGCTAAGCATGGCTCGCACCGTTCGCGCGTATACCGGGCTGTGCTTCGCTTCGATGCTGTTGATGAGGTAGCTGAGGTCGAGGGGGCGAATGTTCCGCATGCGACGCTTCCCCAGCGCGGGGATGACGTAGTTCTTCAGCAGGAAGGTGTACTGCCGGACGGTGCTGGGGGAAGTTCGGTGCTTGATTCGGCGAAGGAAGATGTCCGCGAACTCTGCGAGCGTTATCTTCGCGATCTTGTCGTGCGAAAGCTCGCCAGCCGGGATGACACCTTCCTTCTCCTGGAGGGCGAGCGATGCGGTTCGCTTCGCCTCTTCTTCGGTGTCGAACGTTCCGACGCAGACCTGCCGACCGTCGTTCGTTCGGTAGACCCCGGTGTACCGGAGCCGCCCATCCTTCGTCTTTCGCTTCTGCGCCCAGACGCTAGCCACGTTCGCCTCCCTCTCCCTGCCTGCGGTTGTGATCTTGCGCCGAAAGGACCTCTGCTAGCAGCGTGTTAGCTCTCGTGTTGACAGGCCCTTTCGATTCCACCGTGTTTCGTTCGGTTGGTCACGCTTTCATCACGTTCCATCATCCCCCCTTCTAGCTGGGGAAACGCCCCAATCGTAACACGTCATGCGCCATGCGGCAACCGCGGCGTTATCCGCGAATCAAGGTGCGTACGTTCGTTTGTGCAGGTAGATCCGCTTTTTTCGTGCGGATCTCAACGCGCATGTTAGCAGACATGCTAGACGCACACTACCCCTTCGCATGGGGTGTGGTGGTTTGATGCTGCGAACGATGACAGTTGATGGCGAACGATGGCGCTGTGTGCCGAATGTCCTCTGGCGCGGGAGTTGCGCCTGATTCAGGAGTGCGCTGAGATGGGACGCGAACGATCAAACGAAAAAACCCCGGCCGCAAGTACGACCGGGGCGTAGGACTCAGGTGGTCCCATGTCTCACCATCACTCTACAGGTCTCCGCATGATCCTTGATCCTGCCTGGTGGGGGCGTAACCACCGCAAGATCGTTGCCGTGACGACTGTCGTCATCGGCATCTGCTGCTCCGTCCCCGTGGTCACAAAGACCCTGACCGCGCTCACCAAGCGAATCTACAAGGACGAACATCTGGCCGAGCCTGTCGCTTGGTTCGTGGTCTTGGTGGAGTTCTTTCTTCTCTACCTGTACGTCACGTCCCGCCCGGGCTACCGAAGGGCGTACCTGTGGGGGATGGTTTTTGCGGTCAGCATCTCCCTGGGGTTGTGCGAACTGGAGCACTTCCTTGAGTGGAACGCTGGGCGAGCCCAGTGGGTGTTCCTGGAGCGAACGTTGTACGTGACCTACACCGTCACAGCCATCCCGAACGTTCTCCAGTTCATGACCCTTCACTACGCCGCGAAAACGTTCGCCGAAGAGGATCTGGCGATCTTGCGCGAAACTGGTGCGCACAGGGAAGGTGGGAAGCATGCTCGGGCGAAGCGAATCTTCCAGAGGCGGCACAAGACCGGAGAACCGGTGACGCGCCACCTTGCGAACGAACCTGTCGTGCAGGATCAGGCGAACGAGCTCACCACCCCGCAGGAGCTTTCGCAGACCAGATCCGAACCTTCACCCATCCACCGGGATCGTTCGCAGACTGTGCAGCAGATCTCCATCCCGGATCTCGCGAACGAACAGTCTGACCCGGGCGAAACTGCAGAGATCAAGGTCATCACGGACGGTGGAAGGGTGACGCACATTAGCAGCCGGGCTGAGAGGAAGGAAGCGGCGAAGGAAGCGATTCGTAACCTCTTGCGCGAAGGTATGACGTTTGAGGAGCTGACTGGCCCCTGGCTTGAAAAGCGTTTTGCAGAAGAACCGTTCAACCGGGGGGCACGTTCCTGGCAGATGCTTATTTCCGAGATCAAGGAGGAACCTGAATTCCAGCATCTTGTCCAGACCGCCTAGCCGGTTGACTTGCTCGCCCCCGGCTTCGGCCGGGGTTTTCTTTTGCGCTCACAATCTTCGAGAACCTTTTTGTACTCTCGAAATGTAGGTTTCGGGAGTATCAAGAGGGCATGATTCGTGGATAACGAGAACATTCTTGATGAGACCGAGGCCGAACGGGAAGCTCGGCTAATTACTGAGATCAATCTTGATCAGTTCACTCAGAAGTTCGTCAACGATTTGGTGAAAAAGACGCTTCTGATCGTTGACGAACTGTCCGGTCATCCTCTGTACGACTATCAGAGGCCGTTTGCCGCCCGGATCATCGAATCTCTGATCATTAATGATGGTGCGACGATCACTGCCCTATTCGCTCGGCAGTCTGGGAAGAGTGAGACTGTGGCCAATGTTGTGGCCGCGACGATGGTTCTCTTTCCCGTGCTTGCCAAGGTGTACCCGGACTTGATGGGCAAATTCCGGGAAGGATTGTGGGTTGGCGCGTTCGCGCCTACTGACGAGCAGGCTGATACGCTTTATGGGCGTATTGTCAGCCGCCTGACCAGTGACCGGGCGTTGGAGATCATGTCCGACCCGGACATCAATGACGCGATCAAGGCGAAGGGCCGGACTGTGACTTTGCGTTCCGGTTCTCTGGTTCGCCGCCAGACGGCACACCCCAGGGCGCTCATTGAAGGCCGCACCTATCACCTGATCCTTCTAGATGAGGCTCAGGGCGCGGATGAGCGTGTGGTCAACAAGAGCATCGCCCCGATGGGTGCGGCGACGAACGCGACCAAGGTCTTTACAGGCACCCCTTCCTACGAGAAAGGTGTCTTCTATAACCAGATCCAGCAGAACAAGCGCGAGCAGCTGAAGCGAGGTGCCCGGCAGAACCACTTCGAGGCTGACTATAGGGCTGCTGGGAAGGCCAACCCCAACTACAAGAAATTCGTTGCCGGGGAAATGCTCCGCATCGGCGAGGACTCGGACGAGTTCAAGCTGAGCTACAAGCTTCAGTGGTTGCTTGAAAAGGGTATGTTCGTGACCTCTGACAAGCTTGAGAAGCTTGGCGACAAGAGCATGCAGATCGTCCGAGCGTGGCATCAGACGCCTGTGGTGGTGGGAATCGACCCGGCACGGAAAGAAGATTCCACGGTTGTTACGGTTGTGTACGTGGACTGGGATCGCCCAGATGAGTATGGGCGCTACCATCACAGGATCTTGAACTGGCTTGATCTTCAAGGTCAGGACTGGGAGACCCAGTACTACCGGATCGCCGAATTCCTCGCCAACTACAACATCTTCGCAGTTGGGGTGGACAGTGGCGGTTTGGGTGATGTGGTCGCGGATCGGCTTCAGAACATGCTTCCGCATCTCAACATCGTCGCTTTGCCGAGCTCGCGACCGGAGCAGTCAAAGCGTTGGAAGCACCTGCACGCGCTGATTGAGTCGGAACTGTTGTCGTACCCGGCGCATGCGAAGACGCGACGTTTGCGCACGTATCGCCGGTTTATACAGCAAATGACGGACTTGGAGAAGAACTTTCAGGGGCCATACCTTTTGGCGGAAGCGCCGGATGTCAAGGACGCGGGGGATGATTACGCTGATTCTTTGGCGCTTGCGTGCATTTTGACTGCTGAGCACCAGGTGCCCACGGTTCAGGTTTTCGAGTCACCGTTCTATCGGCGGCGTAAATGAGAAGAGCCCTCCCGGCTGGGAGACGCCGTGAAGCCGGGAGGGCTAACCGCCTCACTCCAAGACGGATGCAGGCCGCCTCGGAGCGCCACTGGTGTCCGGCAAACAATACCCTAGGGTGTCCTTGCTCGCAACCCGATTCCCGAACACGCCGTTTCTAATTTGCGGAAACAAATGTTTCAGAATTGAGGTGAAAATGCCCTTTTGATTCGAAAGGCGTGTTCTGAGTATGGCAGATCCGAATCTGAGATCTCCTCTTGGCCCCACCCCGGAATACCCGGAGCGCATGGGCACCTTCTATGAGCGGAAGATTGCTCCTAACGCCCCGGGGCAGAAGGGTCCGCTGCGTTTCCAGGAAGGAATCGGCACGGACACTGACATTCCCCGGGATTTCATGGTTGGCGCAACCCAGGGCTACTACCCTGCCCCGGGGTCTAACAACCGTCCGCCGAATGTTTACGTCAAGCCCGCTTCTGAGACTCTGAAGCAGCGCGCCCATGTTGGTAGCGCGGCGTGGGTTGATGCCCCGACTTTCGTCGCTGACTTTGCTAACGCCGCGTTTGGTGGTGGCGGCCAGGCCCAGTACGAGATGGTTGTCCGTGACGGCAGTCACTACATGCGCAAGAACGCGACGGTTGTGAACAACTAATAAAAAGGCGCACACCAGGAATACCCTTTTACCAGATGATTTCCTGTGTGTGCGCCTTTTGCCGTCAAAAAAGGGGTGCAAATTAGGTGACACTCGCGTTTTACCCGCCAACCTACCAGGCGTTGGGAAGTCAGCTCACGGTCAGCATTTCCCCGCTTGGCCTGGTAGAGCTATCGGATGAAGAGTTTGAGGTTCACGGCCCGCGCCTGGCCAGGTACGCGCGAAACTGGGCATTCTACCTGGGTTTTCACTGGGTGCATCGCCGCGAGTTCGGTGAGAGCCAGCTCACCTTCAACTATGTTCAGGCGCTAGCCGACTACATCAACCACTTCACATTCGGTAAGGGCGTCTACTTCAAGTGCCCGAAGAAGTACAGCCATATCGTCCCCGCCCTGTTGAGCCGAGTGTGGGAGGTTGACAACAATAAGGCGCTTGTTCTCAAGGAGATTGGCCAGCAGGGTTCTGTTACGGGGGATGCTTTCGTCAAGGTCGCCTACGATCCGCCCTACCAGGATCCTGCTGGCAATTGGCATCCCGGCCGGGTGAGGATTCTTCCTCTCGCGTCTTCCCAGTGTTTCCCGGAGTGGCATCCGCATGACGGGGAGAGGCTTGTCCGGTTCAAGCTCAAGTACCGCTTCTGGACCACCACCCTGGAAGGCACACGGCAGGTCTTCACATACACGGAGATCCTGACCGATGAAAAGATTGAAGAATACATNAATGATGAGCTGATCGACTCCCGGCCGAACCCCCTGGGGATGATCCCGATCGTTCACATCCCGAATATCAAGATCTCAGGTTCTCCCTGGGGGTTGTCTGATATTGAGAACGTGCTTCCGATCAACCGGGAGTACAACGAGAAGGCGACCGAGATCTCGGACATCATCAACTACCACTCTGCCCCGGTGACGGTTGTCACTGGTGCTAAACCGGACAACCTGATCCGCAGCCCGCGCCAGATTTGGGCTATCCCATCAACTGAGGCGAAGGTTTACAACCTGGAGAACGCGGTTGATCTCGGGTACCCGCTGGAATTTCTGGATCGCCTCAAGAGGGCGATGCATGAGATGACGGGTGTACCTGAAACAGCGCTGGGGCAGATTCAGCCGATCAGCAACACCTCTGGTGTGGCGCTGGCGATTCAGTATGGTCCGCTGGTTGCCCGGCGTGAGATGAAGATCCCCACCTATAGCGCCGGGATTCAGAAGATTAACGAGTTGATTCTTCGCACCTTGTGGCATTTCGAGCCGGAAACGCTTAAGTATGACCCGGAGACCAGCGGGATTATAGAGGAAGGCCAGCCGCTTGAGGTGGATCCCGTTGACCCGGTTGCTTACCAGACCGAGTGTCATTGGCCGCCCCCGCTCCCGGTGGACAAGCTGGTCAAGCTCAATGAGCTCCAGATGAAGATGGACCTTGGCCTGGAGAGCAGGCGGGGGGCTCTTGAAGAGCTTGGGAATGAGTTCCCGGATGAGAAGGCCAACGAGATTTTCGAGGAGCGCCGTAAGGATGTCTTGGAAAATGGCGCTCTCGAAATGCTAAATGCTTTGATAGATCGTGCTATTGTGCAATCGACAGGTATTTCCATGCAAAATGGAAATACCGGGGGACCGTCTTCGGGTACGAATTCGGGATCTACGGTTCCCGCTCCGGAAAACCCGGTAGCTAATCAAGCAACCGTGGCGTCCGGAATCGAAAGAGAGATCTATACAGAACTCGTGACACAGGCGTTCGGTTATAAGCAGCCGAGCCGCCGGAACCCGGACAACGAGACAGCTTAAGGATTCGTGCCAATGACGCAGAGTGTGACGATTGACGAGAACCAGGTGACTGTGCCGGATTCAACGCCTCAGGCTCCGGAGGCCAGCAAGGGGCCGATCTTCACTGCCGAGGACATTGAGCGTGTCCGGCAGGAGGAGAAGAGCAAGCTCTACAACCGGCTTGCTCAGGCGGAGGAGCGGCTTTCCGCGATGAGCAAGCAGCTTGAAGAGGTCCTTGCGGAGCGGGAGCGCGAGCGGCAGGAGAAGGAGCGGCAGATTCGCGAAGCTCAGGAAGCTGCTGAGAAGGCGAAGAAGCAGGCGGAAGAGGAGCAGATGTCGCTCCGTCAGCTTCTTGAGCGTCGTACTGCCGAGTGGCAGGAGCAGTTTGAGCGGATCCAGCGGGAGCGTGAAGAGGAGCGGGCTCTCCTTGAGAAGGAGAAGCAGCTCGCTGAGCTGGAGCGGTACAAGCAGCAGCGAATCAACGAGGAGCGCGACAACATCGCGCCTGAACTCCTTGATTTCATCACCGGTAACACCGCTGAGGAGATCGAGGAGAGTATCGCCCGCCTCAAGGAGAAGACCCAGGCGATCACGAACTCGCTGCTGTCTGCCCAGGCTGCGATGGCCCAGAACATGCGCGGCGTCTCCCCCACCGGATATGGCGTTGATCCGACCCTGAATAATCCGACGGGGACGAAGACGTACACCGCAGAAGATATCAAGAACATGTCCCTGAAGGAATACGCGGAGAAGATCCGCCCGCACGTGTTCGGTAACCGCCGAGTTAACGGTGGGATGTTCCAGTAATTGAGGTGTCTAAGTGAGCGCGATTACCGGTACTCCATATCTTTCGGCATCGCCTACTGCGTACACGGGTCCGAATTCTACGCTGTCGCCCGTGATCCAGACCATCTGGTCTAAGGAGATCCTTTTCCAGGCCCTGCCGATTCTCCGGTTCGAACAGTTCGCTATTAAGAAGACGGAGCTCGGGGTACAGCCTGGACTTACCATTAACTTCACCCGTTACAACAACCTGGGGAAGGCTAGTCAGCTCGTTGAGGGTGTGCGGATGCAGACCGCCGCTCTCACCGCTAACCAGTTCAGCATTACTGTTGCTGAGCATGGTTACGCTGTTGCGGTTTCCGAGCTGCTGCTGAACGCCTCCTTTGACGACGTTATGGCTACTGCGTCGCGTCTGCTCGGACGAAACCTCGCGATGTACTTGGATGAGTGCGCGAGAGACACCCTTCTCCAGGCGTCGTCCGTGCTTTATGGGTACAACAAGTATTCGCTGAGCGATCGTACCGCTATTTCGCCGTACGACCGTGGTCAGCACGCCACCACCCGGGCTGGTCTGACGGGTGATTACCACTTTACTACGGCGCTTGTGAAGGACGCTGTGGAAACGCTGGCGTCCAAGAATGTTCCGCGCCTTGGTGACTCGTATGTTTGCTTTGTTCATCCGCACCAGTCGCGGCGTCTGCGCGACGACCCGACTTGGATTGAGATGACCAAGTACGCGCAGCCGGGAATGTTTTCTCTGGGCGAGATCGGCAGGATCGACGATGTTACGTTCATCGAGACCACGCAGGTCCGCCAGATTGTCAATGATCCGCAGGCTGCGCCGGAGGAGCAGGTCCCTGTTTATCAGTCTGTGATCATTGGTGACAACGCCTTCGGGCACGCCATCGCACTCCCTGTGGAGCTACGGGATGGCGGTGTGCTCGACTTTGGTCGTGAACACGCGCTTGCGTGGTACTCGATTTTCGGTTGGGGGCTTATCACCGACCAGGCTGTGTGCGTTCTCGAAACCAACTGAGAAAACGGGTGGGCTAACCCTCAAGAATTGCGGTNNGCCCACCCTGGATTCACATCCTCAATCTGAGCTTCATAACACTTGAATTCGTAGGGTATTTGGTGCGGATTTAACGGAGAATATCTTGGCTAGGTCGAGTAAGAGCCCGCTTGATGTTACGGGTAAGAAGGCTGAGAAGCTGGCCCAGGAGTACGCGGATAAGCTTGCTGAGCGGGCTGGGCAGATTACTACGATTAACGAGCTGCCTACTCCCACGAGTGACACCGAGATCAAGGTCGGCAAGGTCACCGTTAATACGCCAACTCGCAAGCTGCAGGTGAACACCGATCTTGTTGATGTCACTATCGGTCAGGGAAACACGTTCACGTTCTATCGCGGTAATACTTACGTGGTTCCTGAGTGGGTGTACCGGCACCTTGACGAGAAGGGTCTGGTTCTTCATTGATGGCTGCTAAGAATCCTGCTGTTGGTGACCAGTACCGTTTGAAGCGTGATTTCGGTGACGGGCCGGGTTATTTGCACGCTGGCACGGTGGTCACCGTAACCGGAATTCACCCCCCGGGTACTCCTGGTCTTGGCCTGGTGGACAAGGACACTGTGACTGCTGAATTCAAGACGACGGATGGCGCGGTTCGCACGATCGCGTTGACCGTCCCCGAGTTTACTGAGCTTTTCCAGAAGGTGGCCAATGCCGGGTAATCCTTCAGCATGGGGTTGCAAGATTTTGGTGGACTATGTGACCGGGGTTCAGATTGATTACACGGCCCCGAGAACCACCTATCTTGCCCTATTGACTGCCAATTTTGCGGATGACGCTGATCTTGCCGTGCTTCCGGAGCTCACCACGCCCGGGTACGCGCGTCAGGCAGTGTCATGGACTGCCGCGACTAATGCGCGCCCCAGTTCGGCTAGTAATGCTACTGTGGTAACGTTCGGGCCGTTCACTAATAATGTGACTTCGCCGATCACACACGCGGCGCTTGTGACGGCCCAAACCGGTACCAATGGTCAGGTGCTGTTCAAGTTTCAGCTTGAATCGCCCCAGCAGCCCGCTGCCGGGCAGGCGCTTCAGATTGCGATTGGAAAGCTGTCAATCGCTATCCAGTAGCGTGGGGGTCGGGGATTTCCTTTTTGGGCGCGAGTGTGCTATTCTGTTAGCAGACCAGACGAGCGACGTTGGCCTCCTCTGTCTATCTTCCTTTCTCTGCCTCCTCACTAGGACCCCCGGTTCGGGAGCCCGGGGGTCCTTCTTT